CCCGCATCGGCGGCTCTTGACGATCAAGCTTGTCCAGTTTGTCGATCAGCGTTTGGATGACTTGGAACTCGGGCTTGTCTTGCTTGGGCGTTGCCCCGGCGATCCCGTTTAGCATTGAGATCAGCGCCGTAAGCGAAGCACCCAACAGACCCATCACCGCAGCGATCTTATCTGACTCCAGATACAGGCTTGATACAACACCGATGATCACGATCAAGGTAATGTAGAAGAGGCCATGCTTACCAATGGCTTTACCCGCCACCTCTTTGGCAGGGGCCTGAGCATCAAGCCTGCGAAGCTCTATTTCTGCTTCCGCTTTTAGCTTGGCGATCTCCTGCCGCAACATGGTCATTTACGCCTCCAGCAGCGTGGCGACTCTACGCGCCCATCCAGCAGAAAACGAAGGCCAGCCCAGCATATTCGTCATGGCACGAAGCCGTTTACCCAGCATCCTACGAAGAATACCGTCAGGATTTAACTCATTTATTGCAGCAAGCGTCTTAGGTCCAAGTACACCGTCAGGCGTAGCGCCAACCGCTTCTTGCAACCACCGAACCGAAGTACCGGGACCAGAGTTCACCGCAGCATCAAAGACCGCGTAGCGGATCACGGGGGGCAGCTCTTCCGCACGAACAGCGTTCCAATATTTGGCTTTATAGATCACCTTTGCGGTCTCTACCGAAAGATCTTTCATCAGACCTTCATAGCCATTCTCGCGGGCAACTACTTTCGTAATCCCCCACATGGTCTCGCCCCCCGGATCATTCGGGTGATTTGAGTAACCTCCCTCGTGCCCGAGGAGGTGATGAAAGGCTTCATCGAAATTCATGCGTCACCCGTAGAACACCACTGCGGTCGTCGCCGTGCCAGACACCGTGACATGCAGATCAGTCGCGCACAACACACCTTCTCCGGGGAACGTCATCGAAAACGGAGTACCGCCATTCAACGTCGTTGTAGAGAAAATCGTCGTGCCTGACGCACCACCATCACGAATTACAACGGTACCTGTCGCCGAACCGGGCGTAGCAAACACACCCTTACAACGCGTTCTACCCGAAAACACTGTGGCGGTAGCACTGACGTACCCCGCCTTAACGTCAGTTTGCATCATGACAAACCCCTAATTAGGCAGTGCGAGTGAACACGTATGCGGTAGCGCTGGAGAACATGATGGTGAACCGGGCAAGGCCCGTGACACCAGAGGCAATCGTCAAGTCGCCAAACGAGCCTGAACTGTCCGTAGCAGCGGTGGACAAGATGCCGTTGACAGCAACCGCAATGGTCACGGTCGATGCGCCAGCAGTGTTGTCCACGTACAACTCAAGCACGGTACCTCTGACCGCACCAATAGCAGCGCCAAGCAACGTACCCGTAGGCAACGTAATGGTCGTTGGGGAAGCAGAGGTGGAGGTGATGTAGCCAGTTGCAACTTCTGCTGCGGTGGCGGTGGCCGTAGCGTTGATTGCGGCAGTCGTTGGGTGGTTCTGGTCAGTGAAAACCAAGTTCGTCGCAGTCAAAGTGGTCGCAGTCAAATTGGTCACGCTGGTGGTTGCGCCAAAAGTGGCGTCCACGGTAACAGCGCCAGTGGTGCTGTTGGTGGTGATAGATTGAAAGCCGTTCTGCGATCGAACTGGCCCGTTGAAAGTGGTGTTAGCCATTGAATCCTCACATGCGAGCTGGGAGCGCTGTCTGCATGTCGTCTGGCCGGGACCAGTCTGGCGCTCCGGTGACCCCGGAATAATGGTGTTTTAGCACAAAAGAAAAGGGGGCACAAGCCCCCTTTTCCAACTCTTATTCAGAGTTATCAAGCACCCGGCGAACCGTACATACCGAGCGGATCCGAGAATCCGAACGAGTAACGTTCGCGAGCCTTGTACCGAACGTTCCCGGTGTCGAAGTCTCCATCCATCGAGTTCTGCAGCGGGGTCCGCACAAAGTGCTTCATACCGTTGGGAACGTCGGTGGTCAGGAACCACGCATTGGTGTCGGTCAAGAAGTGGTTAACGGTATAACCACCGGGGATCGAGCCGTTGTTCTTCAGCGCGTTGATATCGTTGTCCGCAGTCGAGACACGAAGTTCAGTCTCAAGCAGGCGGGTTGCAACGAACATCAGCGCCGGGGGAACAATCAGCTTCTTCGGCTTGGCAGCAATCAGCAGCCCACGCTCGTCCGTCCACGCAGCGATCTGGATAACAGCCGCCTCAAGCGAGGTTTCGTTCAGATCAGCAGCCGTCGAAGGCGAGTTGCTGTTGGTACCGCCAGAGATCAGCGGGTGCGCCGTGCTAAACAACGCGACACCATCACCGCCAACAAAGGCAGAGTTGAAGCCGTTGTTCAGAACAGACGCAGCCTTGACCTGCTTGGTGTACGCCATAGCACGAGCCAGAGCCTTGGTGTAACGCGCCGACAGCGAGTCGTAGAGGTTGTCCTCAATCGCCTCTTCCGTCAGCGAGAAACCCAAAGCAATGGTTTCGTGGTTATAGCGAGCAGTCCAAGCTTCCTGCGCGTTATCGTAGGCAATCGCACTGCCCTCGTTCTTCACCGGAGCGGCGGAGAATCCAGACAGTTTGGTTTCCTCTTCAAACGAACGCTCGGAGGTCTCGGTTTCGTAGATCTCTTTGTGCTCTTCGCCGTAACGCGAGTACTCCAGACCGAACAGCGCGTTCAGGCCGGGGAGCAGCTCTTTCAGTAGTTGTGCGCGTGAAATAGCCATTTAAATGCTCCTTTAAGCAAGCGCCGTAGCGAACTGATAGCTATGCCAGCCCTGATTCCACTTGACCAGCACTTCAGGATACCCGATGAAGGTAAACGAAGAGCTAGCAGCAGCGGTCAGCGTAGCAGCCACAGTCACAGTCGTGCCGTTGACGTTGGTGACGTAGTTATAGTCACCGGGATTTCCGCCAGCCGACGCATCCGGGCAGATGACCTGCATGCCCGCCTGAAGCCCCGTTACAGCCGCCGCCAAAGTGATCGTGGTGCTGGAAGACGATCCAGTGCCAGTCACAATGTAAGAGGTCTCAGGGACAACGGCAACCACACGGAACGGCAGCGAGTTACTGGCAACGCGGACGTTTCCAGTACCGTTTGACGGACCGTCACCGGACACCGCCATTTTGGAATTGCCCGTGGTCGTGCTACCGGCAACACCGGTAATCGCGTACACGTTGGTTCCAATAAACGACTGGTTCGCATACCCAACCGTGGCGGCAGTGTTGCTTTCCGAAGAGGTTTGACCAACCATGACCACTTTGAACACCGCTGACGGATCGTCAACAACATACGCGACGATGTCGTTAGCCAAAGTGCTGGCCGGGTAGTACTGCGCAAAAAGCTTCTGACCGGTAGCAGGACTGGTGTAAGAACACCCGACAAACACACCGACAGCGCCCGCAATAACCGAAGTGGGGCTAGAAGCCGCCGAGTAGGACGTTTTGATCAACGTTCCGGTCGTCGTCAACTGGACCAGATCACCATAAAAGAGGCTGGTGCCGTAGTTACGAGCAATCGGAATCTGTCGCGTAGCTCCCGCGTACGGTAGTCCGTTCAGTTCATTAACTGCCAGAAAACCGTAAGGAGAGTCAACAACGGGATAAGCCATGTTTGACTCCTAAAAGTTAAGTGCCTTTGCCAAAGCTCGTCGAAGACTTACGCTCCTTAAAGAGCGGCATCCTCGGGTCATTCTGACGCATCAAATTGTTGTCTACAGACTCCATCTGTCCTGCAGCTTGCCTGTCAAAATGCGCAGTACGCTGCTGAACAAACTCAACTGGGGTCTTGCAAAGCAACAAACCGCCGATCTCGATGTTGTCCTTAAAACGCGATGCGGGATCGACTAGCAGTCGAAATTTGGGTTGCTCTTCCACAGGCACTGGCTCCCAACCTTCCCGAAGTTTTCCGGACAGGTTACGAGGGTCCGCTGTGTTAAGCGTCGAAACACGAATCCAACGATACGAATATCCCGGCATTTTGTCCGGCTCGGGAAGAGATTCGGGCTGCTGCCACTGCTTGGGGCGAGCCTTGGATTCCCGCGTTTCGATCTCACGGGGCGTGCGACTTTCAGCCATTTTGAGCCTCCATTTTCAACAGTTCCCGTGCGTATTGTTCCGGCGTGAGTCCCAACTTCTTTGCCAGCTGGACTTGACTCGCTTTCAGCTTGATCTTATTTGAAGACGTGCTGCGCGTTGCCGGAGCTACTACGGTGTTGGCTTTCGCTTTTTGAGCGGGCCTAACATCCTCAACCCCGAAAAAATCCGGGAATCTTTTCCGAAGCGTTTTGTCCAATTCGGAATAATACTGTTCCGATCCAACAGCCACACCGCCTTCTTCAAGCTCAGCATGGAGCCCAAGAGCGTATGCAGTCATCCCTTTATTCGACCCAAACCAAGGATTACGTTCTTGCCACGCTAGAGCCTTAGTATCGGGGCGTGCAACGGGTTGCTGAACCGATTGCGTACTTTGTACCGCAGTTTCATCCTCTTGTAAAGGGGGTAGTCTAAAACTCTTTGCCTGCATGAGTTTGAAGTTTGCAGCCTGCAACGCTTGCTGCGCCTCTACAATCTTTTCAGCATCAAACTCTTCATGGGCCTGTTTAAGCGCCTGTTTAGCTGCATTGAGTTCCATCTCTGCAGCATGCTGCGCCGTAGCAACGTATTCTTTCTCGCCCGTCACCAAGATGCTTTTGATACGTTTGTTTTCTTCCAACAAACGCTGCGCCAAAGCAACCGCTTCCTGCTGCTCTCGAAGAGCGGATTCTTTTTCACGACGCTCGTCATGCCAAACTTTTCGCATTTGCTTAAATTTGGTTTTGACTTTTTCGTCGTAATCCTCCAACTCGTCTTGCTCAAGCTCTTCTACTAACGGCTTGGGCAATGGCGTACGACCGCGATCTTCTTCGGGCGTATCGTCCTCAATTTCAATTTCGATTTTGGAAGACGCGTTTGCGTCGCCTTCCTTTTTGGACTCTACTTCGTCGGGGAATTGAAACTCTTCCTGTTCCATTTGAGGCATTTTGTGCTCCTCTTATTTGCGTCGAATGCCGCGTGGATCTTGAACCACGCCTTCAACCGAGTCATCGTTGATGAGCCGGAACTCTCGACCGTGAATGACAAGACGGGATCCTGAATACGGGCGAACCAATATAAAGTCACCTTTCTTGCACCACGGGCCTGTGGGAAAGCGTGCGGGGTCTTTGTAACAGTCCGGACCGAGATCAACTACAAATAACACCGTAGTCAGTGTTTCCTCCATCCGAATAGTTTCGTCAGATTTGACGAGTCCGCTTTCAAACTCCTTGTCCACATCCGGAACCGCGCAAAGAATGCGGTAACCAGAAGGCTGAGGAAGCTGAGTTGCTTTCTCTTCCGCTGTCGCGTCGGGTTGATAAACACCGACTACTTGTGGGCTGCTGGGGTTTGTAGCCAGCAAAATATCACTCATCCGCGTACTCCATTTTTTGTTGAAGGTCTATGACGTAACCACGCGCAAGGAGCAGACCTCGAATCTCCCCACACAATCTTTTGTACTCTTCAAAGCTGGACGCTTTTCCGTCAGCCAAATGGTCTTTGAGCTGCGCAACCTTTTCGTCAGTTTGCTGAATCAAGACTTCAAAAGCGTCCATTTAATTAACCCCTTTTGCGTTCTTGCCTAGAGCGCATGCGCTCCTGCATTGCTCGCAACTCACGCTCAACATTCATGTCCGCCACATGTTTCAGCGCATCGACGTTAATACGTCGGCTGTTTTGCATTTCAGAATTCTTCAGCTGCGCCACTGTTTTGAGCGCGTCAACCTGTGTTTTCTGATTTTCCACGGCTTGCTGCGCTGTCATACGCTCGCGTTCAAGCTGCAACTGCTGCTGTCGAAGTGCGTTGTCTGCCTGATCTTTTGCTGCTTTGCGTTGCTGTTCCTGCGCTTTGATTTGAAGCTCCTGCATTTGCATCTGCACCAGCGGATCCTGTGCCTGCTGTTGAGCTTTCTGCTGCGCCGCTTGTTGTTGGTTCTGCTGCAACAGCCGTTGTGCAGCCTGCGCCAGCATCGGAGCCAACTGGGCCTCGACCTGCGGGTCCATGTTCACGTCCTCGCCCGACTCGTCTTTCTGCGGAGGCAGCGCCATACCCATCTGCTGCTCGATCTGCTTGCGATACTCAAAGCCCAGATGCTCGTTAATATGCGCCTGCATGGCCTGCATCAGCTGCGGTGCAGACGGATTGTTTTGCAAGAGCGCCTGAATCTTCGGATCCTGCATCGCTGCCATGTGCACGGTGATGTGCGCTTGATGGTCCTGATACATGAACGCTTTGACCGGCTTCATCATCAGTACGTTCTGATTCTCAGTGACAGGATCGGTCGGCTTCTGATCATCATCCAGCGGAATCAGCTTTTCAGCGTTTTTAATTCCCAACACGTCCAACATCTGGCGGTGCAGCAAGGGCATGTTGTAGATCTGTGGAGCGGCTTGAGCCAACTGCAGGACCGCTTGGTACTGGACGATCTTCTGCGCCATCGTGCTGGCGTTGGGATCACTGATCGGAATGACATCGACATCGTCGTAATCCGACTTCTTCGCCCGTCGGTCGCCCACCTCGGGCTCGTAGCTGTAGTCCTCTGGCGTGTAGGCGGCAATGATGTCCTTCAGGAGTTTTAGCTCCTGTTTCATCGAGTAATGGATCCGCGCCTGCACGGCGGACATCGTTTTCAATGTCCTTTCCAAAATAGCCAGCGTGGTGCCTACCGGAGCCTGACTCGACATGTCGCTGATCTGAAGATCCGCCGTGTTGGCAAACCGACGACCTTCCTCGATGATCTTGTCCATCAGCCCAGCCAGAACTTGGCTTGGCTCTTTGTACGGCAGGGGCAATAGGTTGTCACGGATCGCGCCACTGGGCACGTCCACGTCGCGCCACTCTCCCGGAGAGATCGGCGTATCGTCGCCTTTGACCCTCATCCCCCGAGCTTTGAAGCCCCCCGGCAGGTTTGAAAGGGTGCCGGCATCGACAAGCTGCCGAAGGATAGAGGTGCTGCTTTTGGCGTACGCCCCGATCAGGTGAATCAGACCGAAGCAATAGAAACCAAAGCCCGGAATGTAGCCGTAGTGCACCAGATGCTGTCGTTTGGCGTGGGTCTTATCGTCTTCCTCCCAGTTCCGACGAATAGCCAAAATCTTCTGGGTGCCCTTCTCGATAGTCACAATATATGGCAGTTTGATGCCGTCTTCGTGCTCGTATCCGGGCAGATCGAGGTCAACCTGCATCTCGAGAAGCTTGAAACGGTCATCCGAAGTCGCCCGGAAGCCCATTTTCTCCGCGATCTTCTTCTCGACTTCATCGAGCATGTTGACGGGATCGCCCAGATCCACGTCGCAATAAAAGCCCGCCACTTGCAAACGCTTCAGCTCGTTCTCAGTCTTACGCATGACGTGCGTCACGCGGGGCGCAGTCTCAATATCTGAGGCTCCGTACGGCACCACGATATCTTCAGCCGGCACAAAAACTGAAACTTGGCGCTCCATATGCGGGTCGTAGTAGACCTTTTTGAACGCATTACCCGCCAGTCCCAGACCCCAGAGCATGCGCTCGTGCTCAGGCCGGTACTCCACCATCCGCTCCATGAGCTGATAGTTCATGTCCTCTTGAACGCGTTCTGCAGATTCTTTCTTGGCCGGAG